ATCTTAATATGTTACCATTTGAAATCCAAGCATTTACAGCTACTTCATCTAACTCTGTTGTATCTTCATCTGTAATTTCTAAGCCTGCTTCTTCTGCAAGTTTTTTATCTATATTACCCCAGTATTCTAAAATTTCAAATCTATTTTTATCATAGTCATCTTGGTTCTCTCTATCATATAAAGCAGTCTCATAACTTCTTGTTTCATAGTTAGGCCCATTTTCTAATAAATCTATAATAGCAGATTTTCTAAAGTAAGGTCTATTAGCTAAATCTCTTACTTGAGAACGATTCATTACATGACGTTGTATTACATAATCTGCATCTTGAATGTTAACTGCATCTGGGTCTGGATAAAAATCCCAACAACTTACAGCTTCTACTCTTGGTACAGATTTATCTTTTGGTGTGTAAACAGATTCACCAGATTCAAAATCTTTTTGCCATTTATGTACAGTCTTATCATATGTAAAAGGCCCTTTTAATATTCCTGTACCAAGTAAACACATTTCAAATAAAACATGTCTTAGTACAGTTATAGCTTGGCTTTCATCTAACTGGTCATGGATTAATGTCTCCATGTTTTTTGCAGATTCTTCAGCAGGTTCTATTTGTGGCATCTTCGATAAGTCTGGTGCAGGGCCTGCTTTAAATCCTGCCCCTTCATACTTTTTAGCTAAACCATTAAGTATTAAACTTTCTGTAGCTCCTGGAGGTATATCCATACCATCACCAGGAAATCCATAAGGACTTTCTGGTTCTTCCATTTTTTCTTCTGGGTCTAAGTGTGCATACTTTTCTGCTCCCTCTGGTACCTCTGTTGGATGTATACCAATAGGAAATTTGCCTTGTGAAAACAATACTTCAATTAATTGTCCGTATGCCGCTAGAACTTTTGTCTTTGTTATTTTAACAAAAACTCTAGACTTCTCAGTGTCTCTGAACGCCATATCAGAACTATAGATTCCTCTATAGTTTCTGTACGCTCTTAACCAACGCTTCTCATCATATAGACGAGTTGTTTCAGCAGATTTAAGTCTGCCTTCAATAACTTGTCCAAGACTGATATAATCTATCTTTTCATCTTTTAACGATGCAGTTGCGTCAGTTCCAGTTGCACCACCAGAACCTGTTGCTGTATATGCCATTATTTAATTAATAGTCTCTTTCGTCTGCCATTGAAAATACTTTAGCATCAACACCATTCTTTCCTGCTTTTGGATATGCTTTATCCGTGCTATCATAAGCATCTGCAGGTAAACCTGTTGAAGGTTTTTTTACTCCTACACTTGCTTCTGTTTTTGCGGCAGTGTCTGCTGACTGGTCATCAAAACCTTCACCTTGTGAATATTGTTTCATAACCTTTGGGTCAATATCTTTTCCATTCATATTTTTCATTTTAGTTTGTCCTCCAAATATTTGGTTAACCAAGGATTATCTACAAGAACAGTTGTTGTTGCATTAGCTAATACATTTACAATATGTTCTTCTTTATCTCCTACGTCTAATCCCCACTGATATATTATAGCATGTAAAACTTCGTGGAGTAAAGTGTTAACATGAGATATATTATCTTCGTCAGATAATCCTATCAAACCTTCTTTTGATAAAAATTGTCCATGTGAATCAGAAAAATCTCTATCTATTTTTTTAAACTCGTAATTTCTATAACCTATTTTAATTGATTTATGTTTCATTAATAACCAAAAACAGAATCACTAGGTTTGTATGTTTGACCAGAAGTCATTTTAATATCATTCATTCTTGTCTCAAAAGCTCTTGGATGTGAAGGTCTTGACATACATCCATATCTAAGAGCATCATAAGCGTGGTCTTCTGCATCTGTATCTACATCTTCTGGGTTGCTTTTGTCAACAGGTAACATTGGTAAAGTTCTAATTAAATTTAAACAATTACTAAATACGAATAAAGATGGTCTTTCTGTATCTTCATTTACTCTTAATCGTTTGTGTAATTCTAGCTTTCCGTTTATTCTACTACCAGGTGACCTATCTGATGGTCTCCATCTGCAACCTTCTTGTATCATCGTTTCAGCAATACTCGGCCCTATATCACCTCGTCTTGCCCATGTTGAAGAATCAAGAACTCCGTATCTTATATACTCTCCTGCTTCACTATTCAAGACTCTTTGTGCAAAAATATCTGCTGTAATATTTTTTGTATACAGTTCTCTATAAATATATATGTTGTTATCATAATCAACAGCAAACCATAAGCAACATGCAAAAGAAGAGTAACCCCAGTCACAAGAACGAAACCGCATAAAGTTTCTAGGTATGTCAAAAGGTTCGAGGACATGTACTTCCCGACTAAACTCTGGAAAGGCCGAACTTTCATATGACTCCCAATCTCCTTCTAAAAACTGTTTCTTTTGTACATCTGGTAAAGATGCTAGCATTACATAATAATCATCTGTCTGCATTAAGTATGGATTATCTTGTAACTTTGCAGGTATAAACCTTCTACTAATTTTTCTACTCCCAGTGGGAGTTTGTATTTCTAAATCAAACTTTGTGTTTGGTGTGGCAGGGTCAACAAACATTTCTTTTACCCAACCAGAGCCTACGTTACCAGGGTTTCCTGTTGCCCTCATATAGACGGGAATCTCGGGGTCAACACTTCGCAAAGATGAACGGAGAAAATTATATATATCTGGAGTTGGGTATTGTGGTAATTCATCAATACCTATCCATGTGTATGATTGACCTTGATAACGTAATGCATCTGTTAGATTTTCAGCATAACCAAATTCTATTCTTGCCCCAGATGGAAACCGCCATTCTTTTTCCTGCTCTCTCCACTTTGCTCCAGGATATGCTTTGGAATATAATTGCTGAGAATGATTTATTAAATCTCTTAACTCGGGCATCGTTCTTCTTATTAACAATGCTCGATGTGCACTTTTGTGACAATAACGTAATGGGTCTACTAACATTGCGTATGACTTGCCACCTCCTCTTGCTCCACCATAAAATACTTCTCTTTCTGATGATGCAAGAAATTCTGTTTGAGGCCCAGAGTTTGGTTCAAATATAACTTCTCTTTCTCTTATTGCCTCTTGTATTGAAGGTGTTGCTTCTTCTATTTGCTGTTCATCTATTACAGCTTTCTCACCTTCTAGTACGCTATCTAATTCTTTTAACTTTTCTTTTTTATTTTCTAGTCTCTTTTCAGCTAAGTCAACTTTTTGTTTAGCATCTTCTAATTTTTCTTTTTCTGCTCGGAGAAGATGTAAAGCGGATTGTCTAGCTTTCTTTTCTGACTCAGAAAGTTTAGGAACTTTTTTAACTCTTTTACGACCTGCGGTCTTTGGCTTTGGTGGTTCTACCATCCTCGTTTTAATACCTTGCGTAATCCCATTCCTGTTATGGGCCTACCTGTTTTATTTGTAACCCAATCTGCAACTTCTTTGTAAGAGCAATTTTCTAAATACTGTTCTGCTTCTTTCAAAGCATCCATTTGTTCTGGAACAGCCTCTAAAGTTTTTTCTTCCTCATCAGATACTTTGTATCCAAAAGGAACTGTTCTACTCCTTAACTTCCTCTTTGGGCGGGAGAATAAAGATTCCATGTGCTACCTTTGCATTTATATCTAGTTTTTCTTTTCTTGCTAAACCTACTCTATCTAGAATTTGTTTAGCCGCTTCTATTCTAATATTTGCTCCTGGAGTTTTTCCATCTTCATCAAGAGCATTTATCAAACCCATTGTTGCCTTTGGACTGTGTACAGCTAACTGATGTTCAGCCCTTTCTATAATTTCTTCTTTTAAACTTTTTAATACTTTAGGATAAGAGTTTACAGAATATCCTGCAATCTCTCCTGCCATCTTTGGATTACCTTGTGCTTCACCAAATAAAGCATTAAGAAATTTTTCTTGTTGTTCTGTTAATAAATCGTTTTGTTTTTTAGGAACTAACATTTCTTATCTTTTGTAATTTTTTTTCTGTTTTTTCTTGTAACCATTCTGGTGTTTTTCTAACACCTACCTGGTCTTCTATTTGTCTTTGTCTCATACCCTCTCTTGCTGATTTTAACATCTGGTCTCTTGCTTTGTGTTCTGTTCTATCTATCGTTGCAAGTCTTGGTGCGTTAATCAACAATTCGATATTCTTATCTTTCAAAGGTTTCTTTCTATCTTTAATTGGAAGATACTCTGTAAATATCTTTCCTGTTAATTTATTTTTGTATTCGTATAGTGGCATTATTGATGTTCACAAGTAGAGCAATCACACTGTCCACCTAAACAAGAACCACCATTACTACAATGACATTCATGTTCACATATTCTACATATTGGCATATTTTATTTTTTTCCTTTTATTTTTTCTTATGTCTATTAGCAAAATTTTTAGCCGATTCTTTTGAGCGAAATCCCCACGCCTTGAGGGCCAAACCAAGTCTTGTTGGCTTTCCCTTCTCATCTTTCTCTTTTCCCTTCATGCCTGCAAATCTTGCGGCAAAGGAAATCCTTCGAGGATTGACTCCCCGTTTTATCGGGGACTTTAAATTAGAACCTTCTTTTCTTTTGAAGTAATCTCTTCCCGCTTGGTTAAGTCCGCCTTTAGGGTTTTGGTACTTCTTTGCTACCACTAAACTTTTTTTGCTTTAGGTTTTTTAACTTTTTTAGGTTTCATTGCCATAGCCATTTTACTACCCATCATTTTGCCATTTTTCTTTTTACTTCTTTTTTTCATACCTCTTGCCATGAATATCTCCGTATTGTTTTCTTACAAGAACTGTATCAGCATAATAATCATCTGACCAATACTCATAATAATTTGTTTTACTTAAAGATGAACTGCCATCTTCAAGTTTCTGATAGCTTTGAATTAGTACCATATAAAAATCATTATCTGGTTCAAACTCCTCACTCTCAAGAAATTCTATAACTTCGTTATCTGGATAGCTTGCTATTAAGTAAACATCTTCTCTTACAAAGACTTTATTTAATGCATGAACATAATCATTAAGTTCATCTGCTGTTATATACATATCAGCACAAGCAACAATAACTACATCGTTATCGCCAAATAATTTACATTCGTCAACTAGTTTGTTTAAAAAATCTTTTGATTCTTCTACTTCAACTATTCGTAATTTATTTTCTTCTCTTGTCTTCTTAGCAAAAGGACATACAGGTTTACCTCCCAAGTCCTTGTTAGGCTTCTCAATAAATTCTTTCGACCAAGCTATTATATCTTGGGTTATAGTTCGTTTCACAAACTTTTATTTTTTCTTTTTTGTTTTCTTTGTTTTACGTTTTGGTTTTTCTGCTACAGTTAAAGCAATAGCAATGATTTGTTTCATTGGCCTCTTGCCTTTCTTTTTCATCTTACGAATATTCTCGCTGATGGATTTTTGTGACTTACCTTTTTTCAAAGGCATTATCCCATCCTTTTCATTGGTTTAGCCATACCAACTCTTTTCTTTGTTCTCTTCTTTGTATTTCGAAGCATAGCAAAATCAGCCGCATCTATTTTATTATTTCTATTTGCATCTAATCTTTTTTGAGCTCCCATTAAAGGTTTACCTTTCTTGGTCATAGCCTTTTTTGCTTTAGCAACACCAGTAGCTTTACCCGCCGCTAGTTTGGGTTTCATCATGGAACCAGTCTTTGTTTGTTTTAGGGCTCCTGCTTGTGGCTTCTTCTTGCCTTTTGTTTTTTTAATAGTTGGTTGTACTGCCATGTTACCTCTTCTTTGCTGTTTGTTTTGCTCTTTTAAATTGTGCTGTGGTCGGAGCACCTTTGTCTCCCTTCTTTTTCATCTTACCTCCACGCTTTCTCTTAGCATGAATGTTAGCATATAAACCTTTTCTCATTTTTTCTTCTTGCCACCCTTGAGTAAATCAGCATCTGCCTTTCTAGCACCCCCTTTGCCCGTAGCAAAGCTACGCACACGGCCCATTGCCCACTGTTGTGGACTAACACCCGCTCTGGAACCACTAGAATAGTATGCACCCATTCCTCTTTTATAGACTTTTCTTAGTTTATCTGAGGAAATCCCATACTTTTTAGAATAAAATGCTATTCCTTTAGGCTTTGTACTTTTTTTTGTAGCTTTTTTTGCCACTCTTACTCCTTATCTTAGCTATTCTATTCATTTCAGCCACAGTTAGCTTGCCTTCTCTGTATTTTTTGGCTGTAGACTTAATCTCACGCTCTGTAGCACTAGGGTTTTTAGACCCTGCTACATATTTAACAGGAACTCCTGCTTTAGTTTTTGGTACTTTCTTAAATTTACGCATAGACTTGCTTGTCTAAGTCCTCTTGTTTGCAATATGATGTGTGTGACCTGTGCTTAAACAAGTCTATACCTACTAATTATAGCGGGTATGAGCATCTTGTCAAGAAAAAAAATAATTAACTTGACAATAATGCTCTCCGCATGTATAATATATACTGCCTACCAAGGGGGGCCCTATATATATGGAAATGATTTAGAGTAGTTTCATTCCTTTCAACTCTATATTATAGTACCATACTTAGGAATAATACTTCAGTCATATTATTAAACTTACCCCCCTTGATATGGCTAAGGTGGTTTCAAATGATTTTTAGTATTTTTACCCCGTGGTCGTATATATAGGAAGGTACACCCCCCCATGGTGCCTGCATGGGTACACGCAAGACAATCTTTTTATATTCTAGGGAAATAAATCAATGTGGTTTCTTCCCAGTGGGAATAGAGGTGGGTCAATATTTTG